CTCCGTTCCTCTTTGGCCTTTTCTGCATTGGTCCATTCGGGAATTAACTCAGTTAGTTTAATTCGTTCCTGTTCCAAATGCCGCGAGGCGTTGGATTGCAGAACCGAAAGTTGTTCCTGGTGTACCCTTTGCTTTTCCATTTCAATATTCTGCAAAGCATCCTTGCGATCACGCGCAAGGTCTTTTTGCCGAGTGTATTCAAGCGGGTTTTCTTGGTACAAACCATCCCAATATTCTTGGGTTGGCTCCTGTTGACTAAGAGCCTGTTCTAAGACTTGAAGCTGGTCGGCGTAACGGTTTCGCTCGCCTTGTAGGTTTTCCAGTTCCGCTTCGGCTGCTTTACGCTCCTCTGCGACTTGCTGGGTTTTCCTAGTGTAATCTGCATTACGCATATACGAGTTTCTTAGCTCGTCTAGCGTAACCTCAACCTCTTCCTCGCCAGCTTTGACGCGGTAGCGTTGCGGTTCTTCGATTACGGGTGCTTCTTCAGCTTCCTCTTCTTCTTCGGGTTCGTCTTCTTCGACTTCCTCAGAATCAAATTCTTCTGCTTCTGCTTCGACCTCGACCTCATCGGCGTCGGTGTCTACGTCAGAAATTTCTTCCAACGGTGCCTCTTCGCTCAATTCCACCTTATCCGCTAACGGGGCTTCTTGTTGCAAGAGTAAGTCAACTGCGCTCGCAGTTGATAGTAATGAAGTCCCATCATCTTGGGTTGCTTCAGCCATATTTTTCTCCAAAGGTGTTTAAGACTGCCCCTGGGGGCTTGGTCATCTCGCCTGTGGCGGGATTTTAGTGGACGCTTGCCGCATCCAATTCTTTTGAAGCCATCTTTCCGGTTGTCATGACAGCTTCTAATTGATCGTAAATATCTTGAAGGACATGAATCGCGCAATACAAGCGCTCACGCTCGTCAATGGAATCTGTGGGCGTGTCCAACCATTCTTGAATAAATCGCTTTTGTAGTATTTCAAAAGATTCATCGAAAATTGGATTGCGTAGAATTTCAGCGGCCTTGGAGCCGCGATCTACTTCTTCGCGTAAACGCCCTTCATTTTTCATCTTTATGCCCGTGGTATGTTTGTTGAAATATCACTTCCAGAAGATGCTTCGATGCTTCTGAGGTTTGCCTCAAACTGCATCTCTTGCATTCGCAGTTGGTTTTTCATTTCCATTTCTTGCTTTTTCAATTCCAACTCAGCTATCATCTTTTCACGGGCAAGCTGTATTTCGGCTTCAATCTTCATTTTTTCAAGCGCCAGCTTTTGCTGCTCGCTATTATCACCACCCTGTTGCTGCTGCATCATTTGCTCTTTTTGAGCTAATTTCTGCTGTAACTCTGGCGGTAAATTTTCGGGGTCCAAAAAGAACTCCGATCCATTTTTGAAACCGGATAGTTCGAGCGATTTAACAAGTGTTTGGCGGAATTGTGACAAAGTAGTTAAAGGGTTATCCCTGCCTAGTTGTAATAAAATTTCTTTTTGCTGTGCTGCAACTTGCGCGAGTGTAGCGGCCTTTTGCCGCTCATCTCCATTCCCAAGGCCGACGTTCACACTAACGTCAAATTCGTTCTCCCACATTTGCGGGTCCATAGGGACGAAGCTGTTACGCAATCGAACAATTCGGGGTTGCTGTTGATGTTTTTGAACCAGTTGTAAAATACATTTCATCAAGCGCTTAACGCCTGTCTCAGCGAACACCCTCGCAATCATTTCGACTTTTGCTTGTGCTGCGGAAACCGTAGCTGCTACAGCCGTAGCCGTTGAGGATTGCAGCGCATCGGGATCAAGCCCCATACTTGCCTTGGAAAGACCAGTACGCATTTCACGCACCTGATCCATGTAAGCAAGCAATGGGAAAGCAGCGTCGGCAACGCTTGGCGTTTGAATCGGTTGCACCATCCCTGGCGCTCGCATCCTAACAACTCCACCAGGACGAGCGGAAATTACATCGTCAATATTTACCTGACCTTCGACAACGCCGATACGAGCATTGTTTTGCAAGTACAGATTATCAAGACATTGCCGGAGTATTGCAGTCTTGCTTTCTTGCAGGTCCATGACGAGTTCAGCAACACTTCGGCCAATCATCCTGTGCGGCATTAGAATTGGAGAAATTACTGAAAACGGGAACATATAATAAGGTTCGTTTTCGACAATTTCGTATGAACTACCCAAACACAAAATACGGCGAATACTCGCTTTACCATCACCGTTATAATCAATCTTGATATATACTTCGGTTACAAGAACATCACGCATACTGGGGTCACCAGCTTCGTCACCAATCGTGCTTTCCAAGTCCTGAAAGCGTGACTGCTTTTCATCCAGCGTATCAATTTCTTGATAGCCAGCATATTTTTCTACTTCGTCTTGGTCGTAACCCATGCTCACAACATCACTAATACTCATAGATGTTCTGTGAGCGACGAAACGGCAATCGTCTAAATCTTTTGCCCGTTGATTAAACAAAAATTCTTCGGGAGGAACATTCTCAATTTTTACGCGACCATCTTTTTGTGTTTTGCGCGTCTTAATATCAAACACCATCGGGGCTGGCATCATCTGACCATCAGGGGTTATCTGAGGTTCGCCCACTTCTCTTGCCTCTTGCTCAAGGACTTCAATCTCTTCATCCATAAGAAGTGAAGTTAGCTCTTCTTCACTTAACCCCTCGTAGGTGTCTTCGGTAATTGTTTCTTTTTCATCAAAATAACTTTTTACAATACCCGCCTTGGCTATCAGCGCATCTTTCATCCAATTATGGAAAACAAGCCAGCCGTCGTTGTCGGCATTTAAAATAAAGTTTACGTATTCCGTTGCCTGTTTCGCGGCCTCTACATCCTCTGGACCCCTTGGCTCAAAGCGCACAAAGTCATCGGTGGAGGTAAAGATTTTCATTAGCTGTGGCAGTATCGCGTCCACTACGTCAGCGACTTCCGTTTGAATTACCTTGCTTCGGCCATCACGCTCGTTCCCTAGCGGTTCACCTAAATAATAATTCATCGCCTCGATACGGTCAGAGGCAAATTCGGTATCGTGATAATTGACCGCTGTTTCCATCTCACCCTGCACTATTGAGTGCAGTTCAATATCATCCATTTTTGGCATAATTCACCATTTAACTTTTGAGGACCAATAAGCAGCAGACATTTTGCCCTTGGCTATGTTCTTTCCGTGTCTAGCTTTAAAGGACTTTCTGCGAGCTTTTTCACTCGTTGACTGCGGGTTTGATCCAGCACCCCTAACGCCTTGTTGTCCAAATCTAATTAATTTTATTTCGTCACCGCTTTTAGCGAGAACTGCGTGACTTTTAGTCGAATGACTAGGTGTTCTTTTAGGCTTGTTATAACCAGCAAAACGCTGGCTGCGGTACGTTATACTCACTTGCCCTTTTTCCGTTTTTTACTACTTCGCTTTGAGGCAGTTTTTGCCGCCGCACGGCCTTTGGCGCTATAGCTGTATGTTTTGTTTCCTACTCTTGGCATTTGCTTTCCTTTTAGTCGTATTCGAATTCGTCGCTGCTCATATCTGTGCCTTCGACCCCAGTGTAGTCAGAGGTGTCTGCGAAGTTTTCGTCAAAGTTATCAAACAAGTCGAGTTCGCCAGAATTAGCGCTCTGAACGGCGTTTTGTGCTTCCTCGTAAGAAACACCTAAAGTTTTTGATAAATTAACTATGTCGTCATAAGTCGCCACATCATGCCCAAAAGGTGTGCTTAAATAGCCATCAGGACTAAACCGCGCTCCACCGACATCCATTGTCTGATTTCCGTCAGCGTCTAAACCTTGCTCGTAGTTCGCAAGCGCATCAGCCTGATCTACGTCGAACCAATCAGGAACGGTTCCCGTCACCGCTCTCATTCCAAGAGCGTTAGGGCCGACTGAATATGATTGGCCGTCAATGTTTCCATAGCCGTAACCATCTTGGCCCTGCATCGCCATAGCGCGGTCATAGGCTTGCTGGGTCATGTTATAGTTTGCAACCTTATCTAATAAAGTGCCACCAAACGGTATGCCTATCGCATTTAACAGCAACCCAGGCGCAGTTGTCGGCTTGTTTATATACTCGTTAAATGATTTTGCTGGATCACTAAGCAAACCTTTAAAATCCGAAAGCGGATTTTTAAAAGGCGCTAGTCTTTGCCCTTCAGCCTTTGCATAAGCCTCCGCGTATTCCTGTGGCGTGTCTCCAACATATTCTGGGTAATTAAATTGTGGGATACTTTCATTAGTAGCTGCGTATGCGTCAACAGGGCTGTTTCCATAATAATTATTATTATTATCGTTGTTGTTGTTGACCGTTAGTCGAGAATCGTTATTTTGAGGTTGAGACTGCACGGCGTTAACAACTTGGGTGGGGTTGTTTCTCGCCGCACTTTCAGCGGCAACAAAATCAACCAGTCCACGGTCGTTGTATGGGAACGGACTTTGCTTTGCAGCGTTAACCAAAACGTCGTATGGACTGGGGGAACCAATGCCCAAAAGATTGTTATAAAAAGCCATTAAACTACCCAACTCGTATCTATTTCAAAATTCTTTTTCCACGCAAATTTCGACCCGTGAACGCCGATTATCGCGTTGCTCGCCAGCGTGAGGCAAAACGCATCTGCAATGTCTGGCGACCTAATACCGCGCTTTCGCATCTCGTCTTTTGATTCAATTTTAATTTTTCCTGTAGACGTGAACGCAAAGCGGGGGGTCGCCAGTTCGTGTATGAGGGTCGCATCATCGGGTATCTTGCAGTCTTTCTGCTCAAAGAACTCCCGCGCCTTCCCCCATAGTTCGTCTCGCATCCTCATATATTTTTCGCTCATGCTTGCACTTTCCGACACGTTTATTCCGCGTGCGGGAAGATCAAGCTCGATTAGTCGGTCAACGACACCAGCACCAATGCCAATAACGTCAACACAAATTTCTTGTGGGCGGTCTAAAACTTTTGCGCTTTCATACTCGTTGAAAACAATCCCAGCCAACTCCATTGTCGATTTGTCGCGGTACGTCTTGGGCATTTCGAGAATTGTGTTGCCCTTGCGTTTTATTAAAGCCGACCTGTCGCTACCATACCTCGCGCAGTCCACACCCCAAACAACAGGTGCAACCGGACTTTCCTCCACATCGCGGGTGACGGCATCGGTAATCAAATGTAACGGTATATAAGTGTCTTCATCGGCTATTGGAAATTGACCTAGTACCCTCACCCTGTAAGCGTTGGACTCCTCGCCGTAGCGCGACTTCATGTCATCAATAAAGTCCTCAGACACAAGAGGGCTATCTAAACAGCTTACCTGGCGTGTCCACCACCTGTCAGCCAACTCTGTTTGCGTGCGGTAGAAAAACCCGCTGGCTCGCACAGGATTACCCAAAAGTAAGGTATGTGCGTGTTCGCCACTCATGCTGCCACTGCCAGACTCAAATACCGTTTCTGGAATCCCCGACGCTTCGTCTGCCACCAAAAGGACGTTTTGGCTATGAACACCCGCTAATGCTTCGGGGCGCTCTTTTGAGCTTGTGCGAGCACTACAAAAGGCTTCGGTTGGACTACCCTTTAGAACGATCCGGTCACTGGTTGCCTCAAAGAGTTGGTTTATCGCTGGGGGCATTCCTTTCAGCCGCGATTTTAACTCCGCAAAAAGCGCATCAAACAGTTGGCTTGCCGTGGGCGCTGTTACCACCACCTTGCAAGGGAACCGTGTGGTCATAAACCATAAAATTATTGCCGCAGCGCAAGACGATTTTCCAATCCCGTGGCCCGAAACAACGCTACACAGCCTTTCGCCCTTGCCTATCGCATCCATAACCTCGCGCTGCCAGGGTATCGGCTTCATGCCAATTACATGCTCAGAAAATCCAGCAGGGTCGTTTTGGTAGCGGGTTATAAAGTCTCGCCAAACCTCTTTTGGATTTTTTTCGGGCATCGGTTATTGGTTGCTCATTTTAGCGCGGGGGGGTGTAAATAAAATCCGCCCCCCACCGAGAAAATCGAGGGGGGGCAAAAATTTAACACTTCAGAATTGATTATAAATCAATTGGTGATATCAATAAAATCAATGGCTTACAGCCTTTGGGACGGCTTTTGGGATTAAAGTAGCTCTTTCTTCTAACCTTTCCGGTACTAAGGATAGCGTAGCAACGGCGTCAAGATGCTGGCGTGCGTCGTCGATGGTAACCCTTTGTTTTTCCACCATTAATCCACCTAATTTTGCCAGCGCAACCAATGCCTGAGCCGCAGCCGAATGCTGGCCCGCGACGCTGGCGGCCTCAACCACGCGCCGCAGACCGCCCGTAATTTCCTCTACAGTGATAGCTTGCGCCTCAGCGTTTAGAGCCTTTAGCTCATCGACCATTAGGGAAACTTTAGGGTGTTGTAATAATCGCGTAGCTTCGACCGCTACCGCAGCATCCGACATTTTTTCTACTTTATAAGCCGCACGATAGGCGGCTGAGGCGTTGCCGTCGCATGGACCGACGTACTGCCTCGCAAATTTTTCCTGTTTAATCGTTAATTTTGAATGATTTTTCGTCATTATATATATGGCGCGGTTATTACCGCTTCGAAATAATAAAGAATTTTGGCTTTTTTTCGCACCGTTTGGCAATAAAATAAAATGACTTTTTGTTATTTTTTATGTTGCAAAGTGTGTCAAAGTATGTAAAATCATCATATGGCAATTGTGCCAACTCAAAAAGAGGTGACAAGATGAATAGAGAAACATGGCTCACTGAAGCGGCGCTTAGAATGGAAGCCGCCCTATTTCACCCCCTTAATAAATCATTACCCCAAAAATGGCGTGTTAGTTGTTCTTGGCCGTCTAGCCGTGCAAGCGGCAAGGGCAAGGCTGGCAACATCGGCCAATGTTTTGATCCTAGCGCATCAAATGACAAAACCGCAGAAATGCTTGTTAGTATGTCACAAGATGAGCCGCTGGAAGTGTTGGCAATTTTAGCGCACGAGATGGTTCACGCCGTTGAAGGCATTGCAGCCGGGCATGGTCCCAAATTTCGTAAAACGGCGCTTGCTATCGGGTTAACTGGCAAAATGACGGCAACGCACCCAAGCGATGCGTTTAAACGTGACGCAACTCCCATAATTGAAAAATTGGGTGAATATCCCCACGCCGCACTTGATCTAAACAAGTGCAAAAAGCAAGGCACTCGAATGGTCAAGATGGAGTGCAATTCATGCGGTTACATTGCACGGACAACCAAAACAAACATCACAAATTATGGGCCAACAATTTGCCCATGCAACCACCAGCCTATGCAAACCAAATAATTAACCGCACTAGGGAGGCGCTGTAACGCCTCCCCAATGCTAACCACAAACGATATAGGAGTATCGAAAATGGGTAATCTAGCAACTATCACAGAACCCCGTCCGGCGCTATATGTCGGCACTTATGGCAAATATAACTCAGGCAGCATTAAAGGCGCTTGGTTGTATCTAGACGATTATACAGACAAGGGCGATTTTTACGCCGCTTGCAAAAAATTGCACGCTGATGAAACAGATCCTGAATTTATGTTCCAAGATTCCGACTGTATCCCCAACAGCCTTTATTCTGAGGGCGGTCTTGACGACAAGATTTTTGAATGGTTGGACCTTGACGACGACGAGCGCGAATATGTTCAGGCATATTGGGATTGTATAAGCTCTGACGCTGAAATTGAAGATATCCAGGACGCATACGAGGGAACGCATGAAAGCGAGATTCAATATATGGAGGAATGGCTAGACAGCTCTGGCATGCTGTCAGAAATTCCCGAAAATCTCCGCTATTATTTCGACACTGAAGCCTTTCTGCGCGATTGCAAAATCAATGGCGACGTAAATTTCGCAGAGGGTGCTAATTATACCGTTCACGCTTTCGGGATGTTGTAGCATGACTTCCCGCATCAAAATGCTAGCAGAAACCGCCGCAATAGTCGGCCTATTCTGCGTCCTGTATGCATTGCTATTCATTGCACCAGAGCTTGACGCTGCACTAAGTGCGGCGCTTGGGAGGGTGTAATGGCTGGCTATAACTACTACGAAGGCATGAGTAACAACGCACTTGACGCATACGAGGACGGCAAAAAGCCGTTGTCTCGAATTACTGCGCTAGACCTTAAACTTGCTGGCTGGCGAGGCACCAAGGCGGAAGCCGTGCGCCTAGCTAAGTCTGAGTTTTGGAAGCCGTGCGAATGGCACCACTCAGGCGGCACCTGGTATAACGAGGTTTACTTTTATGATCCTGTTGAATTGGTTGAATCTTGGAACGACGCCACCAATGAGGAGCGTTTAAACGCCCTCAAAAAAGAGGAGCCAAAGGCCGAAGAAAAAAGGGTTAGAGGTGAGTTCACAATCTGGGGTGGCACCAGGCAACGGCCCCGAAAGGTTGGCAGTCAACCGTTTATAGGTACACTAAAAAACAATTGGATATTTTTAGACGATGGCGGCAAGAAAAAGGCTAGCGGCAATCATATTAGATGGGAGGTAGTGTGATGGACACTGAAAAAGGCTATACAGTCGGTTACGAAGCCGGACTAGACGCGATTGATAAAATAAACGAGGTGCTAGGAGACGACGACCCTATGGCGTTAAAAGATGCCCTAGCGGGTATGATGGTGTCGGCTATGCACTGCGCCTACGCTTTTGCCCCCACCGAAGAGGTGGCCGAAGAACTCATCAGCACAGCCCAGCAATTTGCGCTTAAAAATTGGGAGCAAGAACAATGAAAATAATTAAAAATAGCGAAGGTGAGCAAATCACCACTCAAAATATTAGAGATTATTTTGAAGAATTAGAAAGCACAAAAGAGGACGAGGAGCTTCAACAAGATTTGCTCCTACAAATGACCAAGGAACAACAAGACCTTTGTTTGACAATGTACCCCGAAGAACTATCCAAAGATTTTTGGGATAAAATAGTTAATACGGTGAATGAGCAAGAATCTTCTGGCGTCGATTATATTTCAGTTAAGCGGCTCAAATGGTTGGACGAACACAAAGAAAGGAAAAAAATCGGCAAAAGGTTTTCGTCTAAGCAACGTAAAAAACAGGAATTGCTAGAGAGTGGTGCGCTAAAAATAGATTACGATAAGCAAATTCCTGCAACCGTCGAACATGAAGGCGAGCAATTTCATCCTTACGAAGACGAGGATTTAAAAGGTCAAATAGATCAACTGATAGGGTTCGCTGATAATATTTATTCGGAGCTAATTTCAAAACAACTTGACCCAAACGATTGTGATCCTTCAGACGAATTAATTAAGGCTCGCATGTGTATTGAAAATGCGATTGAACGAATGGATCAAAAACAAAGAGAATTGATAAAAGAATGGGAGGAAGAAAATGAAAATAATTAGCACCAAATATAACGAATTTGGGCCTGTGCAGCTACAGGACCATGGCAGTGCATTCGTTGTTAGCTACCCGTCCACACACCCAGACACAAAGGGTTACCAAAAGGAACAAAAGTTTTCCAAAACAATTGGGAGTAATGCTTGGAACGACGCTCAAAAGTTCGCCGCTGAAAAAGCAAAGGAAGAAAGGTCTAGCACATTTGAAGGCAGAATTGAAAAGGTTGCGTGTTCCTATGTCGATTTTAACGAGGACGAAGAAGACTTGTATCACGGTGCCGGTGAGGCTTTAGCCGTCATAAAAAAGAATAAAATTGTTGAGTTGCATTACATGCACGACTTTGCTGACGATCAAGCCAAAGCCTTGTGCCAAAACTTGCTGGATCAACAAAACAACGGTGCTAAAATCTGGCTTGGTATGTGCAGCGGCTATTCTTTTTGCGAACTTCAAGAACTCGACATGGGACGGACGGGCGCTGCAACGGTGATGCGAAAAATTGCATTAAAAAACGCAATGGAGGGATTTTCAAATGACTAATTTAACACCAATGGATATAGAGTATGGTTGAAGAATGACCCCTAAAGAGTTCAAAACAATAAGAATAAATCTAAATCTATCCCAAAGAGGGTTAGCCGATTTTTTCAGAATGGGTAAGCATGGTCACAGAAATATTGCGCGATGGGAAAAAAACGAGCAAGACATCCCCAATTGGGCGATTTTAATCCTCGAAATCATTATTGACGACGAAATACCCGATCTTGAACCATATCGGAACACAACATATTGATTTTACCCAACGCAAAAACAACATATAGGTCTTTAGCCCCCTAGAAGCCACCGTAGAAGCGTAACTAACAAGTCCATGCACCTCTCCCCTATAAAATCTTATCACGCTCGCTGACGCGCCTCTCCGCAAGAAGTTTATACCAAAAACTTAAAACGGCTCTTTCAAATCGACGTTTAATCGTCGCACCGCGAGTTCCCATCAACCTCCCGATCTTTTCCCAAGCTGGCCCCCGCTCCCTTCTCACTTGGGAATGAGCTACCGCCCAGATCAATTTGGCATCATCTGCCTCCATAATCTGAGTTGCAACGATCAATCTGTCATATCGACCAATTTCGACAGCACTGGCATTTCCCAACGCCGGACCAAACTCGTTATATCCATACGCCAAATTTGGATCAGGAGGAATATCGGGCCAAACGACTTTATATCTTTTTTTTAAAACAGAAGGCAATCGCCGCTCGGTCAGCGCTGCCTCAAAAAAGATTTCAATGAGGCCATCCACGTCCTTTGCATCGTCCAAAATTTTGTCATACATTTTGCGTCTCAATCTGATCAAATGCGAGGTGCACGTGCGCCCCAGTTGCGCCCCAAAGCAACTGGTGCGCCCGTGCGCTTGAAGCTAGTACGGTTAAACTGGTGAGGCGCACCTTTTGCGCCCCAAGTGCGCCCCAAATGCGCCCCAACGAAAAACGCTCAAAATCATCAAATTTAGTCATCTAAAAACCCTCTGTAAGACGTTGGAATTTTCGAAATTTCGACAAACAAAGCGCTCTCATCTTTACGTCTTTTTGGGTTGTTATACACATCCTCAAACAACAAACCGGAACACATCCATGAACGTAAAATCGACTTTGCTGACGCCATGCTAACGCCTTCCGCGAGCAGTAAATCACCTGCCCAACGATTTGTTCCACGTTTTTTGGTCAAGATGTAACGCGACCCATCGTCCAATCCGCGTTTAATTTCGCTAATAATTTTCTGCCCAGAAGCACTATTAAGCTCGTCAAATGGGTCTGGCACTGCCCAGGGTGCAAGCACGCCCACGTAATCACCTTGGGCCAGTTCGACAGAATGCCGCTCATACCACAGCGCATTAGCCGCAGGCGCAGACATATTACCCTTCGCATCATCAACACGGATGTACCAGCCACGACGGTCAGCCACGATGCCAAAGGCTTCAGCCTCTTTGTCGGACATCGGCGTGATAGTACGAGCTGACCGCACAGCACCGGCCAGCGAACCGGCTCCTCGCGCTGTGTTAATATCGCCAGCTACAGCCACAAAACCACTTGGCGGCTTGCGCG